ACTTGAGACCAGTCTGCCGCATTAAAGCCCATGTGGGCTCCTCTCTGCGTCCCTAGATGACATGGCGTAGTGACCAAGCGCCCGCTTGGTTGTAGCCTGTCGCCTCATAGCTCCACAAGCACTGGCCGCTCTCCTCCACGGCCACCAGTCGGTACAGGTTCCATTCCTTGCGGTTATCCTGCTGCACTGTCCAGGTGCTGCCTTGGGCTGTCCGTGTTTCTACCGCGTCTAAACTTGGGGTCTTCATTGCTTGCTCCTTGTTGGTTACTCGCTCTGTCCCGCACCTCACACTAAACAGTATGACTCAGGTTTAAACTTACGTCAAGGGCTTTTTAGCCAGAATCTAAAATTTCTTTCAGAGCCCTCAGCTTCTTAACTGCAAGTACATGATTCTCAACGCTCTTACTGATTTTCATCTTTCCTCGCTCCAGGTCAGATATCGTTTGACTCTTGAGTCCCAGTATATCGGCTAAACCGGATTGCGTCAATCCCCAACTCTCCCGCAGCTCCCGTAGCTCCCTACCCGTCATGGTCTCCCCTCCTCTTGAGTAATCGTTTAATCGCCTCAATCCCTCGACTCAGGGACAGTACCCCGTACACCATAAACACTGCTAACCCGATCACCAGATACGTCTGGAGTTGGGCATGCCACGCCAGGGAGGCGTTGACTGCTGCCAAATCACGTAGTACCTGCTCCATGGTTTTCTCCCCTCGGAGGTAAAAATCCGCCCTTGGCCTACATTGGCCGCTGGAGTTTGCGGGCTCGCCGCCACGTACAGGGTATACGTCTCGCGTGCGCCCGTCTTTAGACAATAAAAAGCCCTCTCATCCACACGGGAGAGAGGGCAGGGTAAAACTATACACAAATCAAGGGAGGTGTTTCCAGGTCAGGCGCCGCTTAATGTTGTAGAGACAGCCAGGCGTCACGCCCAACTCTTTCGCCAGCGCCTTGTAATCCTCGCCCGCATCCATACGTTGACGGGCATCGAGCACTTGAACTTCAGTGAGCTTGTTATTCCCTGTCGCCTCGCCTACAGGAGCTGACGCAATCATCTGCCGTTGATAAGGAGTCAGCTTCTTATAATCAAGGTCTTTCCGCAACACGAGCATAATTACCTCTTACGTGACTTTGTTATGGTGTCGTGAGAGACATCCAAGGTACAAGCTCCTTTGTGCTGCACATCTCTAAGAGCTTTCCCGTTTCGCGTTATCACTTAACATCGAGTCGTGAAAAGTAGGTAAATGTCAAATGGCTTCGATAAATCGGCACATAAATATTTATACTCGCTTTGACATTTCTTCATTTATCACGACCCTATGATAGTGTATATGTGACACTAAGGTGTGTCTCCCACATCTGCTCTCATAATCATAGAATCCCCAGCCAGGCTTATTTGTCAAATGCCTGGCACATTTGTCTGGAGCCCACATGGCCCGCATGAAAGGGCAGATCAAATGCCCCTCAGAGCCGCTAGGCCGTGTCTCCAGGTATGATCGCTGCCTGCTCTATGGTGCAACCCAGATCAGCGATTACATGGGCTGCAATCCCTCGACGCTGCGCTCCTGGATACGCAACCATGCATTTCCTGCCGCCAAGATGCCCAATGGTGCAATCGTATCAAGCACTGAGCTGATTGACCGTTGGATACTCTCCCGCAATCCCTACCTCGCTCAATTCTCCGCTCAATAGCACTCAAGGATGTACCATGGGAGCACCCCAAATCCCCGCTTCGACAATAGCCCAGCAATTAGCCAACCACTCTCGCTCCCCATTCTTGGACAAGCTCACTCAAATCTTAAACTGCGGTCCGACCGACGAGGCCATTGTTAATCTGGCAGAGCGCAATCCCGACCGTTGGGGCCAGCTGCTAGCTATTGTGGCACGGCTGGGCGGGTACACGGAGAAGCTAGAGGTAGAAGCATCGGTTTCGGTGAGCATTAACGCCATGTCTGATGCAGAGCTTACCGCTGAAATTGCCTCTTTTGATACATCAATGGATGGGCTGTCCAAGGAACATGGCTGTAAGTAATTGACTCGCCTAGCGTTGTGGACTCTTGATACTGGATTCCCATTGCATACCTAAAGATAGGCGCATTTGACCCGACCCACGGCCCGGCTCCGGCCCGAGGCAGTGGCTTTGGCTATACGCCCTCTCACAAAATTGTAGAGGTACCCAAGAGATGATATTTACTATCCTCCTGACGACTGGTAACAAAATCGAAGTCCTCGGTAACTCCTATTATTTTGACTGTAACGCCCAGTTTGTGATTTTTGAGGGTGACAAGAGCAGCTCGGTAACCGCCGTGCCCATGCGCTTGATTGAAATGTTCAATGGAGCCAGCGAGGAAGAGTAGAGACCCCCAAGGCTTCCCCAGATGTGCCGGTCGTCTAAGAGAAGATTGATAGCAGGGGTACGGCCCCAATATCGGATGGCCGGTACCAGCCCGGCCCCGGCATAGAAATTGTGAGGAGTATCCCACATGGATTGGAAGAAGCTTGCCCCGGCCCTGTTGCCCGTTCTCGTGGCAGCCGTCCCCGCCGTGGTTCCCGCTGCCCAGGATGCCGTAGTTGCCAACCCCCTGACCGCTGCCCTTGTAGCCGGCCTGGTGGCGTTCGTGACGCATCTTGCGCCTTCCCCGGTTCAAAAGAATGGCGTGTAACGTTTGCCCAGCCCAGTCCCCCCATTTCATTGGCTGCGCCCGTAAGCCCGGTTGTGCAGACGGGCAGGCCACACCCTCAAACTCCTGGTGCAGAAAAATGGCTGATCCACGACCTGAATATCCAACCCGTGTCCATCTCGACAATTGGTTTTCTTACCACAGTCCGGTAGGCGATCAGCAAGCCCGTTATCAGGCAATCCGTGACGCTGCTCACAATTTGGCCACTGTGATTCTTGACGCCTGCCCTTCTTCGGCTGATCGTACAGATGCAATCCGTGAAATCCGCAAGGCGGTGATGATCGCCAATGCTTCTATAGCCTGCGGGGGTCAGTAATGGATGATCTTAGCAGTTTCTCCACCAACGACCTGGTGACCGAACTTGGTAGCCGGGGTTCCAGCGGTGTGATCTCCCTCACACCCAAGGGCGCCGCCCGTCAGGATGTGTGGTGGGGTGACCGGGTGAAGTGTCTCGGCCTGATTTCCCGTCTAACCCATGGCATCAACTGTGAGATGAACGAGCACGAGCTGTGTGAGGAGGATGAGGAAGCCGAAGAGACCGACGAGAGTTCCAGTGACATCGCCCTTGAGTTTCCCCAGCTTGGGCAGTATCTATGAACATGGACCGTCTCAAAAAACAGCTCAAAGACGACGAAGGCGAGCGCCTGAAGGTCTATAAAGACACTCGTGGCTTCCCCACGGTAGGTGTTGGTCACCTGGTCCGCCCGGCTGATATGCTCCACGTCGGCGACCGGATCACCCAGGAGCAGTGTGACATCTTCTTTGACTATGATCTCGCCCGCACGGTCGTTGATTGCAAGCGTGAGATCGACGGTTGGGCCGACTTCCCCGATGAAGTGCAAGAAATCCTGGCCAACATGGCCTACAACCTCGGCATCACCGGCCTCCTGAAGTTCAAGAACACCCTCTATCAGCTCCGCCATAAAGAGTACGACAAAGCTGCTAACGCCCTCGTGGCCTCCCTTTGGTACTCCCAGGTCGGCAACCGCTCCAAACGCATTGTAGCCCGCCTCCGAGCCCTCTAATAGCCAGCGAATTGTGTAAGAGGCCCCTTCCACGCCGGATAAGTGGGGTGTGGGGCAGCGGGTGCGACCCCCGCCGTTGGCTATCCCGCCTTTATCCCTCTCTGAAAGCCCCACCTTGGACCGAGCCACCCTTGAACGCCAGTACCTCCTCTCCAAAGCCCTCCAGGAGCGCCGAGCCACCGACCCCCTGTTCACCTGGCAGCCCCACAAGAAGCAGCAGGACTTCATAGAGTCCGTGATGGGCACCGAGTGGTACGAGAACTGGGCACTCTGGGCTAACCGGGCTGGTAAAACCGACGTTGGTGCCTTTTGTGGGTCTAAATTTGCGCGTTTTGGTCTTCCCGAGGGTGAGATCAAGCCTGCAATTGGCCCTTCCTGTACGGTGTTTGACCGCGCTACCTCCGGCTGGGTGGTCGCCCTGACCGCCAACCTGAACCGAGATGTCACCGCCCCTAAGTATTTTGACAACGGTTTTGTCCCCGCTGGCTCCTCCCCCGCCCCATTCATCCCCGCCAGAGAAATCGCTGAGTGGAGGGTGTCCGATAAGATTCTGAAACTCAAGAACGGCTCGATCATCGGTTTTAAGGGCACCTCGGACGGTCGGGAGACCTTCCAGGGAGCCGGGAAAGACTGGATTCACTTCGACGAGGAACCACCCAAGTTAATCTACCAGGAAGCTACCCTCCGTATTGAGGCTGGTAGGCGGCTCCGAGTATTTGGGACCTGTACCCTCCTTCCTCCTGAGGGCCAAATAGGAGGGGTAACTTGGGTGTACACTGAGAAGGCCAAGCCCTTCCTGGATGGCAAGCCGACCACTTGCCGCATCTTCCAAGCCTCGATCTACGACAATCCCCACCTGCTCTCCCAGGAGATAGCGATCCTTGAGGCCAAGTACCCAGAAGGCTCTACTGAAAGACGTATACGGCTCGATGGCGAGCTACTTCCAGGCTTGTCAGGTGCCCGTGCCTACGGTGCATTCAACTACGCAATGCATGTGCGGGACACCGGGCCTCTGGAACCAAGACGGCCTCTGTGCTGGATGCTTGATTTCAACGTTGAGCCAATGGTTAGTCTGGTTGGCCAACGATATGGGCGTGTTTTCCGAGTGCATCGAGAGCTAATCCTCGAAGAAGGCTCCGTCTCTGAGATGGGCCGTTTCTTCCGTACCGAGTACCCGACCCACCGGGCCGAAGTCTGGATTTACGGGGACTCCACTGGCAAGAGCCGGGATGCCCAGACCGCCAAGTCAGATTATCAGCTCTTGATGAATGAACTCCGGGGCTACCCTGTTCCTGTTAGGCTCAAGGTTCCTGATAGCAACCCCCGCGTCCCAGACCGGGTGAACGCCGTCAATCGTGCTTTGAAGGATGAGTATGGCGAAATTGGTGTTGAGGTTGACCCGAGCTGTGAGGAGTTCATTGCCGACCTTGAAGGCGTCCTCCGTGACCCCAAGGGTGGCATCAAGAAGACCTTCAACAAGAGCGATTCGTACATCAAG